TAAATACCATAACATATATATATATATATATTTATATAGCTAAGGGCAGAAAAACCACTCTTAACCACGCTTTGAAGCTGTCCATATTGTCCGGGACAAAATGGGACAGAATGGGACAATATGAGCTTTTGCAAAACTTCCACTAATTCAAGACCGGCTTGTATTAGTTTCAAGCTGCGCACCCTTTTTGTGACAGAATGAAATGGAAGTCTCATTTTTGCCCTCCGCTGACGCGTACAAAAACCTTCTTTTTTCTCTTCCCAGTCGTCACAAATTCGACTCGAAAACCTAGCTTGACCGCCGCCGCTTCGAGGTCACCCGCCGTTAGTGATCGACACAACCGCAAGGCGTCTCGACTGTTGACCGGCCCTCGTGCCGCTAGATCGCTCAAAACCTTCGCTGCGAGAGTCAGAGACTTGTCAACCATATTCTGTTCGACTAGATCGCAGGCGATGCGAGAAAGCCAGTTAGAGAGTTTAACGCCCCATTGGATATCCTGCATTTCAATCGCAACTACCGGACTGATCTCCGTTGGGGATGCCATGCGGCTACACCTATGCACCAACGCCAACATCAGGCTCCTGGCTGCTGTGCGTCCCCACATTGCCGAACGCTGGGAAGACTCTGATTCCATCTTTTCGTCGATGGCAAAACTGTGCTGCTCCCATCGTTCGCAAGCCTCGTTTGTGATTCCAAATTGGATTGCCTGCGGATTCATCGAGGCGATGTTTCCCACCGAGGTTGTAAGGCTCGCCCACTTCGACACAAGGTCGCTTAGTTCGCTAGGCACCTTTGGCGTCCTGTAGTTTCTTTTCCGCTTCGGTCGTTCTTGCACCGGCCAGAATGAGATGCGATTGAGCAACCCGTCGCTAACGTGATCCGCTGAAAGTCCCTCAAATATGGTCGATCCAGTCGATAGCCCAAGGATGCAAAGATGCGGCTGATCGATCTCGTTCTTTGCCCCCGCTGCGTGAGACGCTCCAAGGAACTTTCCCGCTGACTCTCCGTAAAGGCTTAGCAAGTGCTTGCCGATGTTCTTGAGATGCTGCGAGCCCTTCTTATCGAGGATGCCCTGTAGCACCTTGCCAAACTCATCGCCGATCCACAAGCAAACCGGTTGCGACTTGATTGCGGTTATCAATCCGTTTCCCGATTGCACATCCGCTGCTAGTAGGAGGTGTCCGCATCCCGACGCGTCAAATATCTTGGTAATAGCCGACTTGCAAGCCTCTTTGCCTGACGCCGTTTGAGCGATAATTAGGTTGTAATCGTTCGTCCGTAGGTCTGTGTGAGTTGCTACCTTTTGACCTAGCAAAACTTCCATCGTCGAGATAGCCACCGACAGCCCCATAATCGGGCTAGGTCTGATCGCCAAGTCAAAGTAGTAGTCGTAAACCATCCGAATCAATCCAGAATCAGGGAGCATAGCCAAGCAAAACTCCTCATCCCCGTCGTCGTCTTCGCTTGCAAGCTCAGCCGCTTTTGTCGGCCAAAGTAGCTCGGCAATCCGTCCGCCCTCTTCGGCTCCGTCAATGGCAATCATGCCCGGCAGTTTCGCGTCTCTTGGCGTTCCCTTGGTGCGTGCGTTCTCTACCGCCTTAACAACCTCCGCGTCATCCATTGGAGGCGAACACCTAGCCGCCCAACCTCGCACCGCGTCTAGCACGACATCTTCGCTGGGTCGCTGCCCATCATCGCCCACCATAGCCCACAAGTGACCAGCAAGGCGAAAGGCCGCGTTGTTTCGGTCCCCTTGAGGTGCCGCCTGTGCATTCTGTGCGTAGGCTTGGATACGCTCTTCAAGTTGTGTTTCGCATCGAATGGAAGCGACACTAAGCACTCTTTGCGGCTCCGGCCTGTGAAGGTAATCGCCTAGGAACACCTCTAGTTCAGCTTGGCATTCTTGCGGCTCATCGTACCCGTCCAAAACATCGCCAGTCATTACCCAGAACCGCCCGTGCTCATAGCACTCAACACCCTGCCGACTACATACCGACCAATCCGGCTTTTTACCCCGAACGATGAAATGCAAACCGCGTCCGCTTTGCGAAGTCTCGCAGTACGCTTTGCCCTTAAATAGCTCAAGACAGTAGCTAGCCACCTCGTTGTATTCGCCGAATTCTTCGATGCAGTTATCTAGATCGATACCTACGAATGGATCGTCCGCAGCGAATACATACGCGATTCGTTCATTGCTTTTAACCTCGTCGTAGTCAAACCAAGTCTTCGGCTGATTGCTAGGCGAGTTGGGTATCTTCTTTCCATCCGCCGTAAGCGTCCAGGTGATCCACTGCCTACGCTCCGTCAAACACTTAGGAAACATCTTGAGCAACCTCGTTATCTTTTCTTGCTGGGCCTGTAGTGATCTTCCAATATCTTCCATCTCGCTCCGCGTTGATAACGCTCGGCGTTCCAAGTTCTCCGCTCTTGGCAATCGCTAACGCTTCGTCGGTCGTTTGTGGAAATGGCAGGCTCGTTCTCTTCGCCCACCATCGCCTAGCCTGTTCGATTGCAAACGGCTTGTCAGACTCAAACGCCACAAATTCCATTGGCGAATCATCCGGTAGCCTGGTCTTTTCGCCGCTCTGCACGATATACAAAACGGTCATACTCGCTGGCTTGTCTTTTGCTTTGCTCTTGCCGTAGACAATATGCCGCACGTTGTACACTCTAGGCTTACCATCCGAGATGATTGACACCTCACGCTCCGCTGTGTCGTTATGCCGAAACACAACCGGGAATCGATAGCCGCATTCGCAGTGAGTCTCGGATGGAGGCGAGTAAACCTCGCAAGCAGGGCACATTTTGCCCGATTGCTTTTCCTCTTCGTCTTCGCCTTCGGCCTGTTCTTTCGGCTCGGTTTCTTTGGGTGCCTTCGGTCGCCCTCGCACTCTGTCAATCGCACCGTGACGCCGGATGTTTTCGCCGAAGTCTAGCACTAAGCAATCCGTCTTGGATTCGTGCGTACGAAGTCCACGCCCTACGATCTGCACGTATAGACCAGGGGAAGCGGTCGCCCTCAGTATCGCAATCGCATCGACGACTGGAGCATCAAACCCGGTCGTAAGCACATCGACGTTCACAAGGTATTTAAGTTGCAGTGATCGAAATCGCTCCGCAACGTTTCGCCTGTGTTCGTTGCTGCTTTCGCCGGTAATCAGATCGACGCATAGCCCTACCTTTTGGTAGATCATGTTTGCAACCGTTTTGGCGTGCATCACCGAAGTGCAAAAAACCATCACGCTGTGTCTATTGGCCGTCTTTTGTAGGATCTCATTAACCGCCGCTTCAATCTCTGGCTCGTTGCCGAAAAGCTGCTCGACTTCCGCTTGGATAAATTCACCGCCTCTCTTGTGCAGGTCGCTGGTATCCACCGAAGCATCCGCATCGGTGTTGACGATTGAGCACAAGTAGCCCTCTTTAATAAGTTGCGGTACGGTCGCTTTTTCGATGATGTCGGTAAACATCTTTTCGACGCCGTAAATCTTGCCGCTTTCCGTTCGGTAGGGAGTTGCGGTTAATCCTACAACGCGATGCGAATAGCCTAGCGATGCAATGTCTGCGAGCAACTTGCCGTACATGCTGTTCGCGTTGTCGCTGCATAAATGGCATTCGTCAATGACGATGAGATTACGCCGACCGAGTAGACTGGCGTGCTTGTAGATACTCTGGATGCCACCAACAACAACATCTTGCGAGCATTCCCGCTGCCTTAACGCTGCCGAGAATAGACCTACCTCAATGCCCGGTAGTAACGCCCGGATCTTGTCAGCATTCTGTTCGATCAACTCTTTGCGATGCTGCAAGACTAGCACCCTACCTCCGAAGTCCTGTACTGCGATGCGTGCTAGTTCCGCGATGACAATCGACTTTCCGGCTCCGGTCGGCAAGCAGATAACCGGATTGCCCTGGTAGTCTTTTAGGTATTGATACGCCGCATCGACTGACGAGCGTTGATAATTACGGAGTTGCATTTTTGTAGCCTGGAAGAATTGTAGAAGTTACCTAAGAACGCCCCGCCCCTTTCGGGGCGAGACGTGGAGGTTGTTGCGGTAGTTTGGTCAAGACAACCGGCACTTACCGCGCACCAGCTCATTCGGCGGGATTCCTGCGACTGTACACGCAGGCACCT